GCAGGTGTTTTAGATCTTCCGTTTGGCAACGGTCCAAGTGTTTATCATACGCCAGGATGCAGTACATCGTTTGGTAGCTTTTCTGCATCAGGGGTTATTGGCGAATCACAGAGTGTAGGTGGTCCAAGCGTGTACGAGTGCGGCAATCCAAGGAACATCAATCCATTCGATGCGGCAATCGATTACAAACTATCAAACGTGCGAAACTACTGGCGAGTGTATCTGTGGTGTGCGATTACTGGAAAGACATGGAATGTCAGTCCGGACAATGGAAATGGATCTATCAAGGTAACTGGATTGAATCCAGAATCATCTTATAAGATAACGACTAAAGTTGTGGATCGTAATGGAACTGTTCAATATACAGGTGGTGTATATGCATCATTTACAACTCCAGCAGACCAGTTGAAGATTGCGTTCAACCAGGGCGGCCGAGTCAAGGTTGCTCGTGTTTATTACAACCACAATGGAACTATAAAGAAAGTTAAAAAGGTCTATAGGAACATCAATGGCAGTGTCAAAAAAGGTGTGAACTATGGATAGTAGAATGGAGGTTTATACATATGGGAATCACAGTGTATAGCGAATCTGAATCATTTAGCAATGTCTGTGTTATTGACAGTGTGACAAGGCAAATCGCAATTCCAGAAGGATGTGACCTATTAGGTGTGCAATACGATAAGAATGCATGCCTAGTACATTTTCAAATGGATCCATGGCCAACAGAATTATTTGATATGACGAACGCTCAAGTTCGAATCATCTACAAGAATGCTGCCGGAGAGTTTGGATCCTACTTAGTCACGAATAAATTTATCACAAATGGAATCTGCAGTTTCGCTTGGGAAGTTGACGCGAATGCCTTAAAAGAAAAAGGAAACGTTGAATTCTGGGTGTGTGCAGAAATGCTAGATGGTAGCACAGTTAAACGTGAATGGCATACATTGAAAGCTATCGGCAATGTGGCCGAAGGCTTATTGCACGTGACTGGATCAGTGGCCACAGAGTCAAAAGACGAAGTCATGCAGCTATTAGCGTACGCCAAACAAGTGTCGGATGATGCGGTTCAACAAATCAATTCGACAAAGACAAGCACACTGTCTGAGATCCAAAAAAATTCAGACAGTGCTTTGAGCTCGATCGCATCCAAACACACAAATGCGATTGATGATATTGAAAACACAAAATCAGCCGCAGTGGTTACAATCAACAATTTGATTGATACTTTAGGCTTGAGTGTTAAAGGAGGAAAAGTATGTCAGAGAATTCGAGTGAAGTAGCTTTATCAGCATCTGCAGAAACATATGTAGAAAAGTTTCTGGCCACAGATGAGCAATTGACAAGAGTTGCGAATGCGCTTGAGAAAATGGTACCAGGCTATGAGAAATACAGTGCCGACTATTTTAATTCAATGTTCATTCCGCAAAGAACTAGAAAAATCTATGGAACAAAAGTGTGGAAGTTTGCGTCAAATCCAACGAGTTCATGTGAAAAGACAAGAGATAATGTTGGATTAGTCTGCCAGCCTAGTACAGATACAGTTGAAGGTACAGATGACTATAAGAACATTCCATTGTTCAAGTGGTATGAGTGTAACTATAAACGATATGATGATGGCTTTGCATATCCAGTCGCAATGATTGGCGATGGAAACTATCAAGAGACAGGTGCAGTTGACTGTGGTGCTCTGCAGATGACTTTCTATTACAAACAAATCGAAACAGAAAATTATACAGAATGGTTGATCTCTGATTCACCTAATCATGCTTTAGGATTAAAACCTTGGTTTGCTGCGGTTCGCGCAGATGGTACAGTAATGCCTTATTTTATCTATTCCAGATATCACAGTGTTACTGCTAGTGATGGAAAGTTGAGATCTCAACCAGGAAAAGTTGTGGTGAATCAAAGTCACGATAACATCATTGTGAATTACCAGAAAAAAGGTGCAGGCTTCTGGGGTGCTGGAATCGATAGACAAACATTCGGGATCATCATGTTGATGATTAAGTATGCATCCAAGAACTCGCAGACAATCTTCTCAGGAAATACAAACTATTCTATGCAGACAAAATCCAGTGTGGAACGTTCGACAAAAGCTACGTATTTCCCAATTCCAAAGAGTGAAAAAGCATCATGGCAAGTTGGATCTAGTGTAATAGTCGGATATGGTCGAGATAAAGGTGATGGCTCTGTCGATTTAGATAGAGGAAATTCAACGATGTATAAATACGCATATGCGGCCAAGATTCTAAGAATCGATGATTTAGATACAGATAACTGCGCGGTATATCTAGATTGTGATCCTTTCGATACAACTCCAGTCACTGGAGGAAGTGCTACACAATACATCTACATGTCTTCATGGCACTACGATAGCGGATGTACAGATGTAGTCATCGGTCATCACGATGGATCTCCAACATCGAACACAGATGGAAAACATCCATATAGAATTCAAGGATTAGAATTCAACGTAGGTGGATGGACGATTCCAGGTGATACAGTCATGATTTTCAATGCGGATTATTCGAAAGATGTATATCGTGCACCTAGAGGGGTTGCACACTCGTCATCTGAAGCGACAATCAAGAATACTTATACAAAGATTGGAACGATTCCGGCCAAGCCAGATGGTTCAGATTCGTGGATTGGAGATATCTCTATCGTGGATGGTGCGTGGTTCCCATCTGCATTCGGTTCAGGACCTAGCCAGGGTGTAGGAGATATGCTCTATGCCGGAGGAACATCAACAAGCGGAACACGAGAATATCTTATGGGCGGTCTCCTCGGGGATGGCTCGAATGCCGGTCTTTGTTGCTTGTATTGCGGGTACTCCCTTGGTGCTGCCGGGTGGGGCTGCTTGTCGCTCGATTGATTGTTCAATCGGGGGTTGCAAGGGGGCATCCCCCTTGCATTGTTAGCTAATAATTAAATATTAAATTTAGAGGATTCATGGTAGGGCGGTAACCTCAGGAATGGCTCGAATGCCGGTCTTTGTTACTTGAATTGCAGGAACTCCCTTGGCAATGCCAGGTGGGACTACTTGTCGCATGATTGTTTATAAATTAAATACATTAACCATGTCTCGCGAGCCCAGGAAACTGGAGTAAGCCATCATTTAGATGCTCGCATCGACAACGTCATGTTGTGATGCAAAATTTTGTGACGAACGTAGACTAGTAGACATTTCGTCGAAAACCTATACACAAACAATCGAAAAAAGGATTTAAAGTTCATGAAAAGAAAATGCAAAAATGTAGATATTACTGATTTAGATTTAATAAAAGACTGTATACATAGATGCCTTAAAAAGAAAAAGAAAACAAGAACAGATATTGTCAGACTATTCGATACGTATGGCGATATAGATAATGTTGCACTTGTATTGCAGAAAGAATTGTCATGCAGGCAGTTGGATCTAGTGCCTATATGGTATCGAACGATATATGATGTTGGATCTCAAAAAGCAAGAGTTATCGGTATCCAGGATATAAAACAGCAGATATATGATTATATCGCAGTTGCTGGATTGTCTGAATTGATTGCAGGACTTGGAAAGTACCAGTGTGCTTCTCTTCCTGATAGAGGACAAATTTATGGAGCTTTGGCCATACATAGATGGCTAAGTGAAAAGCACAACGGAAAATACAGAATCAACTATGTTTGTAAGTTTGATATCCGTAAGTATTACGAATCGATTCCGCAGGATAAAATCGTTGCGTGGCTAGAAAAAAGAGTCAAGAATGAGCATCTTATGTGGCTTATAAAGACTTTGATCAGGACATTCAAAAAGGGATTAAGTATTGGATCATACTTATCTCAATACCTTGGTAATCTGTATCTGATGGATGTATACCACAAAATTCAAGAGAGATCCTACAGAATCAGACATAAAAGAAATGGAACAATTCAAAGAGTTAATCTTATTTATAAAACATTATTCTACATGGATGATTTATTTATCGCAGGATCTAATTATAAAGATATGATGCGTGCAGCAGAAATACTGGAAGAAGAAATGCGCACTAAAGGATTGGATCTTAAAGATTCCTGGAGATGTTCCAAAATCGGTGGTGATGATTTCGTTGATATGATGGGATTTAAAATCTATCGTGATCATATTACCATTCGAAGAAAAACTTTCCGACACATCAGAAGAGCAGTCACTAAGTTCAGAAGAAATCCAAATAGTGTGACAAACGCGAAGACATTATTATCTTATAAAGGTTTATTAGAACATTCTGATTCTCAACAGTATCTAAAAAGTAATAATCTATTTGCCTTGTTTAAAAAGGCTAGAAAGGTTGTGTCTAAATATGATAAGACAAAAATTCTACAAGAAAATGCCAAATGTGCAGACGTTTACGTTTGAGGATAAAGTTTATGTTTATGTTTATTTGAATGAGACAGAAGGAGATACAGAAGCTACAGAAATGTGTCCTTCTGAACACTACTACGAATACGATTACAATGAATTCTGCGAGTTGGCTTCAAATATTGATTTAAACGATTTGAAATCAAATCCGGAAAACTACTTAGATTATGAGCCAGTGCCAACACTTAGTGCTGCAGAAAAAATCCAGGCACAAGTGTTATACACTGCCATGATGACAGATACAATTTTGGAGGACTAGAAAATGGAACATTCAGAATTATTCGAAAAAATTAAGATGTACTACAGAGCCAAAGTGTGGCCACTTATTGCAGTAAAGAATGCAGTTAAAAAAGGTTTGATCACACCAGATGAATATAAAGAAATCACTGGCAAAGTGTACAAATAGGAGGAATTGTATATGAATTTTGCATCTGCATTTATTTCAATGACTCGTGGCCACAAGGTTGCTCGTAGTCATTGGACTGGATATTGGCATATCGTCGATGGAATCATCATGATGCATACAAAAGATGGTGTTGATTTAAAATTAACGGATTCAGACGATATTGTATATACAATCAGCAATTGTGCATGTGATGACTGGCACATTGTTGATAACTATGGAGTTAGTAAGGAGAGATAGAATATGGAACAATTAAAAAATGCTAAATGGTGGAGTGCAGCATGTACACGCTGCTTAAAAACAATGTGTCAGACTGCAATCGCGATGATTGGAACGTCACAAATGATGGAACAAGTGGATCTTAAAGTTGTAGTATCAAGCACTGCTTTAGCCGGCATCTTGTCACTTTTGACGTCTTTGGCCGGATTACCAGAAGTTGACGCAACGAAAGAAAATTAAGTTGGTGGTCTGCAATGGATGAATTTGTAATTGCAGCCCGCCAGTTCTTATTGGTGTGTGGAGCGGTTATCACGATCGGCGGAGCTTGGAAAGTCTACAAGGATTTTAAAAAGCCAAATGATGATCTCAAAGAAACAGTCAGAAGACACGAAGAATTGTTGAAACGCGATAATGAACGAATCAAGTCAATTGAAACATTATTGATTGCCCAGGAAGGCATCAAAGCAGAATTAAGCAAACACTCGCAAATGTTATCCGAGCATGATCAAAGACTTGAGGCGGACAAAATGCGTGGTAATCTGACATTAAAAGCTGAACTGGCAATCATCAATAACCAGTTAGCCGATAGTGGCCAGGACAAGTTGGCCGAGATTCGTGATGAGATCCAAGAGTTTTTGTTAGATAAAAATTAGGAGGTGCGAGCATGGGTACTTCGCAAGAATTCCAAAATTATGCAAATGGTAAGGTCTTTAATAATAGAGGCCAGATTATGAATATCAACTATGTTCAAGTTGACGAGCCTTATGGTGGCCAGTGCGTGTCACTGATCCAGGGACTGATGGCATGGGCTAGCAAACCTTGTGTGGCACGCGGCCATGCCAAAGACTGGTGGTTTAATCGAGCCGGTAATGGTGTTTTGAATTATTTTGATGTTGTTAGTGGACCACCTCAGAATGGTGATGTAGGAGTGTCTGTAGGTGGAGATGCAAGGTATGGCCACATCTTTATATACTGGGAGGGCAGAGCGCTCTCTCAGAATGTTTTAGGCAAACCACAAGCGTTGTTGTGGCCACTGAACTATCAAGGTGCAGTGTGGGGATACTTGAGGCCTAAATTCTACACAAATGCTTCTGCATACCTAGCCACACAGTTGATCAAAGAAAATGGAATGGCCACTTTCAACAACGATACCGATATCGTTATCCATCGAGACTCACCAACCGGACCGTCATATGGTTCTTTTGTCAAAGGTGAAAAGCAAGTTTACACTGAAAAGTGGGTTGGTCTTGGCCATAGATGGATCTCATGGCTTCATACAAATGGTGTCAGATGCTTCGCAGCAGTCAGTGGCAGTGAGTCCTATGGTGTAGATCAATGGGCTACAATCAGTGCACCAGAGACGAAAGACATTGAATTGACGCAAGAGGACGGAGTGGCCACATTCATTGTTGATGGTGTGCATAAACACTACGACAATCCAAGTGGTGAAATCTTTGGCCAATGTAATTCAGGAGACGAGATTCGCTACTACTGGAAGTGTGTCACAAATGGCCATAGATACGTTGTCGGCAAAGAAGGAGACAGAAAATTCTTTGTTGCAGTATCTGCGACAGAAGACAGATCTCAGATGTGGGCAAAGTTTACTGCACCAGAAGAAAAGAAGGAAGAATCGAAACCTTCTACATCCGAAACTTCCAAACCATCTACATCTGCAACGGATTTGAAAAAGAATGTTAAAGGATACGGAATCGATATCTCTGAGCATAACAGTTCAGACATCGACTTGTCGCAATATGATTTTGTGATCATACGCGCTTCCTACGGAGAGCATACGGATAAGAAATTTGAATACTTTGCAGATAAGTGTGAGCAGTTGAAGATTCCGTATGGCGTGTATTGTTATGATTATGCGTTGGATGACGATCAAGCTAGAGCAGAAGCGGAATACATCTGCAACCTTGTCAAAGACAGAAACATCCAGATGGGTATCTGGTTTGATATGGAAGATGCCGACGCTTATAAGAAGAAAGCCGGTGTCTTAACAAAAGAAAGATGTTCTTTCTCATGCAAGGTGTTCTGTGACTATGTGAGTGCTCAAGGCTACTACACTGGTGTATACACTAGCACATCATGGCTAGGCACATTCGTAGAAACGACTTATCCAATCTGGGTTGCAAATTGGGGAACGAATAACGGAGAGATCCAGTCTGATCAGTCAAGTGTTGGAGTAATGCACCAGTACAGTGCGAATCCAATTGACAAAAATGTTATCTTCAACGATATCGACTTCTACAAGTCTGATCCAAAGCACGATGATCCTAAAAAAGACGAAAATGGTTCGAATTCCGAAAAAGATGAATCAAAAAACGATAAAAATGATGAAAACAGTTCAGATTCTGCCAAAAAAGACGAAATTAATGTATCTGGAATCAATAAATTGATTGAAATGCTACTAAGTATTGTTGAAAAGATTTTGAAATTATTTAAGTAAAAATATTGAGCCTATGCATTCGTGCGTAGGCTCTTTTTTTATGCTCAAAAAGTATGGTCGTAGCAAAATGCTAGCATATATGCAAGCAATAAATTAATTATTTTTCCTTATTATAATATTGTAAGGACTCCAAGCATTAAATATAAGCACAGTTTCTGCGTTTTTTTATTATTTAAAGTAGTGGAAGTAGTGGCATATTTTTTCTTTTTTATTGGCATAGTTTTCGGCATAAATTTTTCTAAAAAATAAAATAAATGGAGAATTTGTAGAAAATCAAATATAAATGTGAGAATATAAGAGTAGCTAGAGACATATATATAATATAGAGAGAATTTTAATTTTTTTAGTTAAAAGTCTCTTTTTTTTCGTATATGAGTAT